TTAACATTAATTGTACCTGAACTTTGTGTTTGTGAAATAATAGTTTTAGTTGTATATGGTAATGTAACTAAATCACCTGTACGTTGTGTAGTAGATGTTGAATCATATTCAAAACCAATATTACCTTCATTAAATAAAGGTCTTAATGTTCCAGTACTTCTATCAATACCAGATCTAAATTCATTTGATGTAGCTCTTGCAATGTTAGTTGATGTGAATGAATCAACAAGGAAGCCTGACTTCCATCGAGCCATACCGGTACTACCTAAAATTTGTTTATTTTCTGCTTCCTTTTCTAATAAAGAAAGAGATGTATAAAATTCTAAGTTACCAATTCGTCTATCCAATTTACCAATATCACGCATTGTGTATCTTCTATTTTCAATAAACCTAATTACTACTTCATTAGGTGTTAATGTAAATGCTGGAATAAACAAATGGTATAATACCATTGCGTCTTTAGGTGTTCCAGGTTCTTTAGGATTAAGATCAGATACACCTTCAAGTACTCCAAACTCACCATCTTTATCTAAATAAACTTTATCAATTCTATTTAAATAATATTGGATATCAGTTTCAAATTGTGTATTAGGTCTAGGACATGAACCAAGTGCTGCGCCAGTACCATCAAAACCACCACCACCATCTTTCATTCTTGGTCTAAAGTCTACAGCTGATCTTAATTCAATACCGTTATGAGATGGAATATCTGCATAATCAATTGAATAAGAATCAATAGTAAAGAAATCACCAATACCATGATCGAAGTAATCATATTTTACTGTTAAATCAGCATTAACTGTATAGTTAGTATCTGCTTTAAGTTGAACAGAACCTACTCCATAATGTGTGTCGGTTTGGCCATTGAAAAAATCAAAGTGTTCTGTTACATCATCGGATCCTTCCACAATAGAAGTTATACGTAACACATCACAATGCCCTAAGTTAACAGGATTTGTGAAGTCGGCAGTATCAGGTAATACTGTTAATTTATCTATAACCAAAGTTTTAGATTTATGATCCTTCGTTACAATAATTGGAGCAACTAATGAGAATGTATTACCATTAGGTGATGCATCAGGACCTGTATAAGTAGCTGCCAAATTACCAATCGTTGCAATATTACCTGAACCATCAATAGTTAAATCAGCCAAAGCAAAATCAACAATAGTACTACTATCAGTGGTATTAACTAAAATCCAATTTGTGTCTGTTTCCTTATTACCAAATACTTCATTGGCTAAACCAATATTAAATGCTACCTGAATATCACCACCTACAGTAGAAGCAACAACACCTCTAAATACTCTATTGGCTTCAAATCTATAATTATAATCTGCAGGGCTTAATGGATCAGTTTCTGCAGAACATGTTTTAATTCTTGTGTATGGTAATGAATATAGTAATGAATCTGTCGCCAAGTTTGAAGCAACGATTGTAGTTGCATTAAATGAACTTGAAGGTGAATCAATACTTACGGCACCTGATATGGTACCTATTAAATCAAATACATGTAGTCGATATTGCCCAGATGTTACTAATGCTTGTATTGATCTAATTCTTACAGTTCCTGTTTGTGCACCACCACTATTTAATAATTGAACTATATTAAAGTTTTCAATTTCAGGTAAATCTGTAACACCACTCACATCAATATAGTTATTATGTGAAACTTCAGTTACAGTATCAGCGGCTAAATCAGCATCTCTTGCTCTTTTAAGATCAACGTTTGTTGTATTAAGAGTTTGAATTTCATAACCTCTTACATAAGCTTTCGAAGGTTCAATACCAATAGTTAATTTGGTTGTATCTCCACCAACATTATCTTTAATTTGTGCAGGGAATGGATTAACTGTATAATTACCAGACTCATCAAATGTTCTTCTCGCCAATGTATCTTCAAGAATAGCATAATCAGAAACTCTTGCATGTTTAACAATCTTACCACTTACTAATCTAGCGAGTAATACAAAGTTACCTATATTGGCATTGTTTGCCTGTTTAGTTAATGTTGTTGTAATAGAATATCTATGAGCACCTGGAGCAGATTCATTAGGTGAACCTGCCGCGTTATCATTTAATGTTGCATCATCACCTGAAGAAACAATAGACTCAGTAATCTTTAAACCAACATCATATGATACATCCGTTGTATATTTAGAAAGTACAATGGTTGATTTCTTAACAATAGTGAAATGTTTCTTAATGTAATAAATACCATCATCAACTGATACAAGAGAACCATAACCACTTGACGCAACTGTTGCTGTTAATGTTGTGGTATCTGCTAATGTAGTACCATCAACGAACTTATCACCTGATGTATAATTAATCCATAGTGTTACTGGATCAGTATCAGTAGCTGCCTCGGCGTGTACTACTTTTGCTTTATTGGTACCAGATATAAATTCAACACCAATAAGTTCTGACATATTAGTAGTATTAACTGCAGATAACTTAAGGTAATCAATCTTATTATATATTGATACACCACCTGGTATTACAATAGATCCTTCTTTAAACATATGATCACCAATAGATGATACTTGGTTTTGAAGCATTGATTGCATTTGAGTTAATTCTCTTGCCTGCACCGCATGGCCAGGACGGAATAACATCTTATTGTATTTTTCTTTTGGAGTTAATCCGTCCGCTGTTGGGGTATTATAATCATCCCAATATGGTTCAATGTTAAACTTAATTGCCATTTCTTTTTCCTAATTTAAAATGCGATAACTAATCTGATAGTTTCAATTTGATCTACGCCTCTACTAACTGAAGTTCTATTTTCCAAAAACATAACATCACCAGAATATTGTGTAATCCCAGCAACATTAACTGCAGTACAATCAACACCACCACCCGTATCACCTACAACTCTAATATTATCATCATCGGTAAAGTTAACAAAACCTGTATCTTCATTTTGTATAAAATAAATAATACCATTGGTTGCATCATATTCAATTACCATAGCCTTTGCAGAAGTACTTGTGCCTTCAATCATAGCATCAGCAGCAAATGAGCCACCGGTTGCAACCGATAATGATTTAGTTGTTGTATAAGCATTATTAGACGCAGTAGTAGATGTTGCTGCGTCAATTGGATTTCTAATTAAAGCTATTTGTCTAAAATCATTTGTGGCAGGAATATCACCATTCTCATCACCATTAAATACTTTATTAATAGTTACATAATGAGATCTTAAATCATTTCGTGGGTCTTTACCAAAACCACCTGTTGGTCCAATGACCGGTCTTAATGAACCACCAGAACCAGCACCACCTGTAACGGTAATAACTGCTTTAGTGTAACCTGTACCAACCGCAGTCATATCAATATCAGTAATAATACCACCAGTTACTGTCGCTGTTGCAGTAGCACCTGTACCATTACCTGACACTGTTACAGTAGGAGCAGAAGTATAACCTGTACCACCAGAAACAATTTTAATATTATAAATGGCACCATCAATAGCATTATCTTGTACAGACCATTGATTAATTAATGCTGTATCTGCACCAGGAGCAGGTGCCGCTGTTATATATTGTACCGGAATAAATGAAGCAGTAAGAAATTTAGAACCTGTATCAACTGGAATCGTATACATATATTTCCATATATAACCATCAGTTGAAGCATGATCAATAACACCCGCTGTTGTTACACCGGCAATATCAGGATTGGTAGTAGACACACCACCTGTTTTAAGACACATATAAACATTGTTATTATCTGATACTATAAAGTAATTCTTTCCTTCTAGGTTAGTATCTCTATCATCATATTCTGCATATGAAACACCAGAAGTCCATAGAGTTCTTGGTGATGAATAAATAATATCCACTGCTTCACATTTCTTCATGGCAAACATATTTTCCCATAAAGTATTTATTGTGTAATCATTCTCGTATGGATTATCAGGTGTTGTATCATCCGTCCATGCATTTGATCTACCCAAACCCATATAAAATGTGTTTGATGTTAGACTGTCAACAAATTTTTCAGTTGTATCTAATCTAAATTTACTTGTTATAATTGCTGACATTTATTGTCTCTCCGTTATGTTTGTATTGTACACTCAGTTGAAGTATACGATATATCTGTTGCAGGATCATTAGGGGTACAAGACCAAATTCTTGCACCTAACTGTAATCCTATATTGTTATTTATAACATCTTCTATGGTATATTCACCATATTCTAGTATTGGTCTCCAATTCCAGAACTTAACATTCTCCAAATGATTCCACATACCTATTCTGGAATTAGATCTTACGTATTGTAATTCTTTCTCAACATAAGTACCTAATTCATTTACACTCGGTGGCATATAAACAGGTGATACATTGATATTTAATGGTAACCCTGAGCCTTGTCTACCAGGTTGAATATTTAAATTGGATGCAATTATCTTAATAAAGATAAGAATCTCACCAAAGAATATAAATCCAGCAGGGTGAATTAATCTAGTAAATGCATTCTTCCAATCATTAATATTTTTACCAGTCTTAAGTACATAAGAAAACTTCTGATAGAAATAAGAATCTTGAATATATTTCTTATCAGATAAGAAACCATCAACGGTAGTAAATAAACCTTTAGGATATACTTTAACTACATCGCCTATTGCTAATTCATTGGTAAATATAAGAGAGTATTTCATCTCATTATCACCTGCATCATAATAAACTGTTTCTTTATAGTCACCATTTGATGCATAAACATCATTAATAAATACTATATCATCATTAAACTTAGGAGCAAACCCTTGGTCTGAATCCATATTAATAATAAATGTTTTTGCTACTAATGTCCAAGTATATGTTGGAGTATAATCAGTATGATTAGCAATAATATCTGCTTTTTGTTCAAACCATTTGCCATCAGAAGGGATTAACATATCCACTCTTGGGAAATAAATATCTACTTCATCATCATAAATTAATTTAAAGAAAGCTTTAATAGATTCTGGTGTTCCTCTTGAACGATAAAATTCTACAAGGTGTTTATAAAATAATCTTGGGTCAGCAGCAAAATCTCTAGGTATTGGTGCGCCAATTTCATTTTGTAATTCTGTTAATAAATGTTCTTCGATTAAATCAATATCACGTTGATGATCAATTTGATTTAGATAAAATGCAGATTTATTTACTTTTTCTAAATATAATGCATATAATTTTATAAATTCTATTAATTCAGGATAGTCCTGATTAATATGGGCAGGTACTAAGTCATCTATAAATGATGATATATTAATTGCCATTAGTTACTCACCGTTGTGTAATCAATGCCAGCCGTTGTGCCACCGGTAACCATTGTATCAATAGTACCTTGAATTATAGCTGATTGAAAATTAATACTTAATAATTCATTTCTCATAGGAGATATATCTGACGATGCAGGTTTAGTAACTATCTTAAGATAATCATAAACTCCTACAATTGAATCAGGGGCAAATCCTTCTAAAACTACTTCGCCTGTATTATAATTTACATATCCAACATTAGGATTTAATATAGTACCTGTGGCACCAATGATTTGAATAATATTTTTATTTTCTTCAGTGTCTAAATAATCTTTTAATCTACATGATTCAGCTCTATAAGTAAATTCAGTAGATGTTACATATTGAGTTTTACCAGATAAATATGCAATGGGTTGATTAAAATTAAATGTATATAATTTTTCAACACCTAACTCAGGGATAAATTTCTTAGACATTTCAATTCGCATAATTGTTGAAAGAACAGCAACACTTGAATTATCAACATCTTGTAATAAATTTGAATTTCTAAACACGCCACCAAAAGCCTTTAAATTATTATTATCATATGATTCTATTGTTGTTCTAATACCAGCTGATAATCCTGATTCATCGATATTAGCAACATTAGGGTTGTATTTAAAATAAACTTCTAAGTCAATATATGTATAATCTGGATCAACAAGAATAGGAGTAATTGATACTACGTTTTTTGGTTTAAGAATATTACCAATAATAATTTCCTTTTCAATATCTGTTAATACTTCTCTTGCCTTAGGTTTAATTGATACATATACTTTACCATAGTCAGGTGGTATATTATCTTCACCACCCCAAACAGTTAATGTATCAATATCACCCCAAGCATTTTGAATAATACCTTTATAATCATCTGGTGTTACAGCTCTATTTTGTGCTGTAAATGCAAGAGGTGCAGAGAATCTAATAGACTCCATTGATTCTTTGGCGGAACCTCCTAATGCACTTTGAATAGTTGTAATAGATACATTAGTATTACCTTCAATATTATCTGCTAATGCAAATTGAGAAGCTCCATTAATAGTATTATTACCTACCACTAGATAATTAATTTTAATAATTTGGCCTGATTCTAAATTAGCACCAATAATACCATCACCAAATCTAATTTCATAAAATCCATTTCTTGATTCTTCTAAGAAATAAACATTAGATTCATTTGTTATGTTTGTTATATTATCGGATTTAACAAATGTTTTAAAATTTGTAGATGTGGCAGATTCATAAACATCAACTTTTAATGAATTAGTATCAACATTATCTGATGAAATTATATATCTTTCAAACCCATTTGTATCATATGAATATGATCTATCAACCAAACCACCTTGAATTATAACAATATTTCTAAAAATATAATCATTATTAATATCGACATTAATAGTAGTAGAGGTTTTACTAATCATATTATATGTTATTGAATTAATTTCAGTAGTGAATAGTGTGCCTCTAGGAAGCGTCATTGGTGGATAGCCATTGAGTGCAGCATCGATAGGATTTATTACCTTTATATCAATAATAGCAGATGCTGGTGTTGTAGATCTAGGTGTGTAACCTAATAGCTTAGCATGTGATACAACACTTTCTCTAAGTTGTGCAGTATCAAGGAATGTTTCATTTAATGCGAAATTAGCATTAACAGCATTAATATGTGTTATATATGATAATACATCAATAACACTATTCATGGCAGAACCTTCGAAGTTATAATCCGTAAACGCTGATGGATTGGTCTCCATGTAGTTAATAAGATTAGCTTTTAATGTATTAAAATCTAATTCTGATGCATTAATTCTTCTATCTTGAGCCATTATCTTAATATCTCCATTGATGTTGCAATATTTATATTTTCATTTGTTGCAATTATTTTAACTGTTAATTCTATTCTTACTCTATTGAGGTCAGGATCACCTCCAATATTAATATTTAGAATTTCTACTCTCGGCTCAAAATTTAATATTGATTCTTCTATTGATACAATTATAGCCTCGGCTGTAATTTGATTAATATTTTCAAATAAATATTTATCTAAATTAGCACCAAATAATGGATTGAATGGTTTTTCACCATGATTAGTTCTAAGTATATTAAGAACACTTTGTTTAATAGAGTTTATATCACTTACTATTGCAACATCACCTGTGTTAGGATTAGATATAAAATTAAAATTTACATCCGTATATCTTTGAGTATTGATTATAGTTATTGCCATTAAACTATTTATATCCTTTATCCGCCAATATTTACATTACCTGAACCACTGGTCATTGCACCATCATCGGTGGAATCACCAACTCTAGCTGCTTTTTTACCGTGTATTCTTACTGTACTAGACCCTACATTAACCACAGCAGTATGAGTAGGACAAAATGGAAGGGTTACAGTATGTGGCACTGTACTATCACCTTTACGTGCCGCCAATTTACCATTAATTCTAACTTTACTTTGACCTGGAATATCTAAAGTTGTTGTTGCTGTACAACTATGTCCAGTATTCAACGCATCTCCTTCTCTACATGCTGCGGGAGTACTCATTATGTGTCTGGGTTAAGATCAATAGATGGAGCTATGAAAGTCATGGCTCCTTCACTTTCACAAGTGTATGTACCTTTTACTAAAGTATCCATATTACCACCAACATCAATATCAGCATTACCTTTAATATCTACCTTAGCATCATTTAATACAGTTAAATCAACGTGCCCATCAATTAATCCGGTTAAGGTTCCTTCGATATGTATATCAACATTACCACCAGGTATTGCTAATAATATTTTTTCAGCATTACTTTGATCATCATTGGTCCAAAATTTATATACCCAATTACCATTTATTAATTCAATAGTTTCAGGTCGCCAATTATCTAATATTTCCTGTAATACTGGAGGTATACCATCATCAGCTAAATAGCCATCACCTGTATATAATGGTAATTCATCTAATTCTCTAGGATACCATAGTTGTTCTGCTTCTAATTTAGTATAACCTTCCATACCAGCAGTCGTATCATGTATAGCAACACCATCATCATCATATGTAACATGATCATCTTTATTTGGTCCTACTCTAAGAGCAATGTTACCTCGTATTTCACCATTAACATCACCTTGTGCTAAAAATTCTACATTCTTTCCAACATGTGCTGTTATATTACCAGCGACCGATAAATTAACATCCTCAGATACAATGATATTAACATTACCTTTAACTTCTATTGTATCATCACCTAATATTAATTCATAGTTATCCGCAACAACTCTTTCGATTTTACTACCACCAGGTTGTACTTCATAATAAGTACCAGAATTATGTCTTTCTCTAATTCTAGTAGCACCTGGTGTATCATCATATTCTTTAAGATGACCGGACTCTGATTCATATACATGATTATATGGGTATTGAGGAGAATAAGCAGACCTTGGTTGATATACACCTTGAACCTCATAATCATTTGGATCTGGTCTACCTCTTGCCCTTAAATTATTATCTTCTTCGTCTAATTGTCTTGGGTATTGTCCAGTTGCATCACAGAAACCTTCACCTAAATCACTAAATTTTTTAGGTGACTTAGTTGGTATTGAACCAAATACTAAAAAATCTTGACATTCATTATCAACAAAATTTCCAACAACCCAAGAACCTCGTAATAAATGAGAAGAATGACCAACACCTGATATACCAGGTGATGTCGCCGGACCCATTACTAAACTCCAAGGTAAATCTTCCGTAGGTATATTTACTTTGCTTTTATTATGAACACCAAATATTCTAACTCTAACTCTACCAGATTTTTCTGGATCATTAATATCTTCAACAACACCATAATAAATCATAATATACCTCTACGTAATGTTATATTTTGAACATACAAACCATTATTAATATTATGATCAATTTTAGTCACAATATAATCACCAGAATATTTATATGATTCACTAGCACCTGTATTACTTCTTTCTATTTTTGTTTCACCTATTTTTAATGTTACTTTATGACCAACAGAAAGACCTGGTATAGCAGGTGTCCTATATGCCGTAGCTTTAATAGCACCTGAAGTAGAATTTAAAAAGTTTTTTGCAGCTATTTTATAACTATCTTTACCACTAGTAAGATTTTCAGCATCCTGATACATATTATCTCTATAAGGTACTATTTTATTTACAGCGCCACCGCCATTGGCTCCAGCAAAAATTTCATTTTTAAAATCAGATGTATCTAATAATAAATGTTCTATTTTCATACCTCTAGTACCATCAGCAGCATTTATAATATTACTTTTAGTATCTTCAATAACAATATTACCCGGCCTACCTATCTCATGTTTCAATGGTCCTTCTTTTTGAATATCATCGGCAAATATATTTGTTGGTGATAATGTATACATTGAAGGTCTATTAGTTATCTCATAGAAACTATCTATCATAGTAAAATTTTCACCTGGGAATAGTGGTTGATACATAAAAAAACCAGTACCATTTATATCATATAGTTTATTTAATATAGTATTAATTGCTATTTTAGGTGATATGGTAGGTGCTATATATCTACCGTGTTTGATTGAAGCAACATTTACTAATAAACTACCATGCGCGCCAAAATAAGAATCAAAGATATTCATTATAATTGCAGTGCCAGAACCATTATAAGATTTAGAAACTAAATTATTGGCTGATATATAATCATTTACTGAAGCTAATCTAATTACATATGATTTAATATGTGTCTTATCAGTTATATTAATATCACTAATACCATCTAGAAAAAAATTAAATTTAATATCAATATTAAAATAGCCCATTTCAAATATGACCATTTCATCACCTGTTAATATAAAATTATCAATAAGACCAGCATTATCATTTAATTCGATATGACCATTTAAATCTGTATGTAATGATTCTAATATAGAAATATTAGTTATCATATCAGTTATTTCAAATTTTGTCTCACCTTGAACTATATGAACCTTTAATGAATCTAACGCATTTGCATTACCAATACTTTTCATTATGAACCTATTTCTTTTTTGAATTCTTTAGCTATTTCAGCTATATGATCAGATTTAATAATTTTTAATTTAGAATTATTTAAATTCATCATTGTTTCTAAGTCAAAAAATGAAAATAAATATGTACCTGTAGTTCTAGGATTTGTAGGTGTGCCTGTTGATGAATCTAAATAAATATAAGGAGCATAGGCATGTGATTTAATTGATGTCGCTAAAAAGTTCTCTGAAGATTCTGAACCAATTACTGATTCGCTTGATAAAAAATTACCTGCTTTCATATCAAATACAATATATTTTTTATTAATATGAATTTCTTTTAATACACCTACAGCACCAGAAACCTGACCTAAAATATCTTCACCTACAATAAAATCCTTGGCTGATATATCATCCATTGTTATAGCACACATACCTTCATATTTATGCTCGACGTATTCTTTAAGTTGATTAGCACCCTTTGGCCAATTATCCCACATATTTTTTATATTGATATTAATAAGCATAAATGTCCAATAATATTGTGTAGTACCATATAAGCGTTGGCTTAATTGATCAGGTCGCTCACCTTCTAAAACAGTTATATATTCATATAGTTGGGTATTATTTATTAATGTATCTGATAATTTTACCATAGATGTTAAATCTACAATAACATCTGTAACGCCATCACCATTTAAATCATAATCAAGTGTATTGAAATTATTAAAATAGCCCATATTAATATCCTTTTAAAATAACATCTTTTCTATGTATAGGATGTATTTCTTGTAATTCAACAGCCATATCAATCTCTACCGGGCGACCACCTTGTTTAAAGAATGATGCTGAATTTGGATTATATGTTACATTAATATTTGTTATATAAACTTCTGGCATCGAAACCATACCACCAACATTTTTAAATTTTATATCTACTATATCAGGTACTGTTAATGTAATACCAGAATTTCTAATGGGATACATTGCGCTTCTAAATTGCCTAATGATACAATCTGTATTTTTTGATTCGTTTTCTGATACAGGTAAAAATTTAAAGTTAAGAGTAAATGTTCTTAATTGTGAAGATTTAAATTGCATATATTCATTAGGGTTTAATGCTCTTCCTAATATTCTATTTGATTCTTTACCCACTAAATTAATAATTTGACCTGCGCCAGCCATACCTGACATATTCTTCATACCCAAACCACCAGCTGCACCAGCAACTAAACCACCACCTGTTAAACCCATACCTAACATGGCATTCATTGCGACAGTAGTATCTGCAGAATTATTAGTTTTGTCTGTTTCACCATCTTTTCTATCCGCGCCTGTTAGCGAAGCTGCAGCAGCTAATGCTGCTCTAGATGATGCTTCATAATTAGCACCATCTTGTATAGTAATAGTAGGTGGCATATATAAACCTACATGAGCATATGTTTCTCTATTTGGATTTTGATCTAATTTGGCATTAGCAGTCATTTTCTTTATACCATCATATAAATTCTTACCAGCAGTAGCCATTAAACCTATTTCAGCTACAGTACCAACCACCTTAGCTGTGCTGATGACTGCGCCTACTATTCCTTTACCACCACCGCCACCACCACTACCTTTCTTCAATTCATGTATATATCTAGCACCCATCATTGATGCTGTCGCAACTGCTAATTCCCCGGTTGCAGTATCTGTGTTTTCTATATCTTTATCTGTAACGGTTATACGTTTAAAACCAAAATGTATATATGGCTCAGACTCACTATTTAAACCCCACCCCTCATAATTTGTATTTGAATTATAACTATAATTTATAGAATCACCACCAATACCTAATGTCTCAGGGTACATAAGTATTTGATTTTTTCTATCTTCGACAGTATTTATAAATTCTTGATTTGAAATTCCTTCTGGAGTATCTAATTTGTCTACGACATAATCTATCCCATCATTAGCAACCTGAATGTTAGTATTATAAATATTTCTACCTATTGATCCTATATCAGAAATAACAGGAGAAACAAAATCTGCCACACCATCATATGTATCAGATGCCCATTTACCAAGAGCATCCCAACTATTATCAACTTTATCAAAGCCATTAGTTTTAGTTAAAAATCCATCAGCTTTTACTTTTGTTGATAGATCTGATGTGTCTAATCTATTTGGATCAAAACTACCGAATGCTGATGCCATAACTATATTGGTTTAGTTGTAATATACTTATTTATACATTCTATATAAATAATACATGCAAACATATAAAGGTAAGTACAAGGTGCGATTTCCTGAAAGATATAAAGGTGATTATACCAAGGTAACATACCGATCATATTGGGAAAAACAAACCTTTAAATGGATTGAAAAACAAAAGAATGTTCGTTGGTGGAATTCAGAAGAAACTATTGTACCATATATATGTGGTACCGATAATAAACCCCATCGATACTTCATTGACTTAACTATTAAGTTTAATAATGGAAAGGTCCTATTGGTTGAAATAAAACCACACGGGCAAACACTACCACCTAAACGAAAAAAGAATCTTAATGAATCATTAAGGTATATCAAAAATATTTCTAAATGGAAATATGCTAAAAAATATGCAGATAATAGAGGTTATCATTTTGAAATATGGACGGAGAAGACTTTAGAGGGATTTGGTATTAACCTACTAACCATGAGAAATAAAGCATCAAAGACTAAGGTGGG